AATTGGTCCATTTCAGGGTCAAATTCCTCCATTTTGTAGGTAATTTGATAATTCATGAAATTTTTGACCCGATTTGCCTTTTCCAGCTTATCATCACTAGAAAGACCTAATACTTCTGTATTAACGGGTCCACCTGGAGGCAATAATTCTTTATAGGCTTGCGCCTGAAACTGAGTAACGGCTTCTGCGAGGATAGGATGGTGCACACCTGAAGCCCCTACAAAAGGCTCAGAGCGATCTTCAATATTAATGCCTAATAAATCTAGCCCTTTGCTAAATGTTTCAAACCAATCGTCGCGTGAATCTAAATCTTCTTGATATTGTGCAGTTAGTTCAGAAGCAATGGTATTTAATTCCCGCTCGTCTAAGGCTTCCGCTAAGTTTTCCCCAAATTCAGTACCCCCTCCTGCATTGGGATCTGAACCAATTACTGCGGAGCCGTCGGGTTGAATAAATACTTCTGTATCTGCCCCATTTACTAAGGGTTGTGGCATGATTTCCAATTCAATATCTTCCTCACTACCTGGAATTATATTTAAGGGGGACTTTTCAATAGCCATATCTGCAAACTTTACTCTTTATTTCATTAATAATAAACCCATTGACGCGGAGCGTAACCTTCTTCGTCTTCATAGTCGGTACTTAACGCTAGGAACCCACCCTCTCGAAAGCGAGCTAGGGCGAGAGTTGTAGCGTCTACGAGGTCGTCATTTTCACCGTTAGGAAAGTCCGAAACTTCTTCCATTAATTCTTCTCCAAAACGGTTTTCTGGCACCCAAATGCGCCCGTCTTGAAAAATTGGGCTAACCGAATTTAACCGCGCAATTTTATCCTGCCCTTTAGAAGGGGAAAACGTATTAACAGGAATTCCAATTCTGCGCAATTCCTGTACCAGTGGAATTCCTGAAGCCTTGGTTTCTATAATCACAATATCGGGCTCCCAATGATCATATAAACGCAACGCTTCGGCTTTCAATTCAGGAAAATCAAAACGTTCTTTAATACAATCAATTAAAATTAAATGCGCTTCCCCGCCCGCGTATACTTCTTCCCCAATTTTGCCTTCGGGATACCAAACTCCCCAAGTGGTTATGGCGGTGAAGTCTGCCCGTTCACTTTTCAAAAAGGCGGTATCGTAACTTTGAATGAGATAATCGCATTTTGGGGGCTTTTCTTCTTCCCAGATTTGAAACCACTCTTTGGGCACGATAGAAATCCCTTCGCCCGTGGGTCGCTGCATATATTGCGACGCCCATTTGGAAGGACTCACGGAAGCCTTAATACTCTGTAATTCCCCTAACGACCAAAAGCCTTCCCAGAGGGACTTGCCCGAAGGCAATATCGCAGGAAATTCAATCAATTGCCATTGATCCGCTTCCGAATCCTGCGCCATCTTTTTAATCAAGCGTCCCGTTAAATCTTTTTTCGACCATCTCGTCATTACAATAACGATTGCACCACCTGGTTGCAACCTTTGTCGTGGACCCGCCATAAACCATTCGTAGGCTTCGTCCATGGCTTTATCTGACATGGCGTCTTGCTCCGAATGCGGGTCGTCAATAATGAACAAATCTGCACCCCTACCTGCCAGTGCGCCGCCAATCCCTGCCGCGTAATACTCGCCACCTTTATTAGTCAGCCATTTGCCCGCGCTACGGCTATCGGCTTTTAAAGCGGTATCGGGAAATAATTCGTTGTAGTCGTCCCTGTCAATTAAATCTCTGACCTTACGCCCAAAGTTAATGGCTAAGTCGGCGGTGTGCGTCGCTTCAATAATCTTTAGTTTAGGATTTTTGCCCAACAGGTACGCGGGGAACAAATGGGAGGCAAATTCGGACTTCGTATGTCTAGGGGGCATATTGATAATAAGACGTTTTAATTTACCGTTGGCAATATTATCAAACGCCTCTGCCATTTTGATATGATGATCCCCTTTAATAAAATCTCCCCAGATGGATTCTACAAAATCCAAAAAGGTACCTGTGGATTTTTCCTGGTGTTCGCGTTTACTGAGTTCTTCCAGTAAAACCGTGAATTCTTTGGCTTCGGCTTTGCCTAAATGGGAAAGGTCGACACTCTTAAGGGACTTAAGTTTATCCGCCTTGGTTTGGTCGGTCATAAACTATTTCGGTGTTAATGGTGGAATTAAAACCTTCTTTAACAGCTCTTTTAGCCTAGCTACTTCTTCCAGCATTTTATAAAAATCTTTGGAAGGGGCTTCACCTACTTTCATCCTGGCTTGGTCTAGGCGTAATTTATGTTCTAAAAATTTCAAACGGTTGGTTTGTTGCTCTATTTGTTTAGTTTGACGCACAGTGTCCATATAGGACTTAGTGCTTTTTCCTGGCGTGGTGGAGGGAATACCCTTTTGTCCTGTTTTAGTTAACGGGGGAATTATCCTTTCTATCATCACCCTATCGGTTTCAGAAAGACCTTTGGTGTAACGGGCATCTTCTAAACCTTTTAATGGTATTTGTTTTGGCGAATCAATATTAATGGGACCGCGTGGACCGCGTTTAGTAACAACGGGGTCTTTAACTTTAGGTAACGGAGTTCGACCTACCACGTCTGCGCCGACGCCCGAACCTGAACGCCCAAATATACCACTAACTTTACTCTTTATAGGGTCAATAAATTTTGTAAAGTCCTGCCCCACTTTTCCATATAGTTTTTCTGCTCCTGGAACTTTAGAAGCTACTCCTGCTCTGGTTAACCACGCGGGGGCTTGTACAGGAAGTGACACAGGAAGCGTTGCTAAAGTACCTAATGCTGCTAAAACTGCAGGATCATTTTTATATAAACCCTCTACCAATCTTTCATTTTCAATATCTTGCCATTCCCGTCCCACTCTACCAGCTTGTGTAAGCTCATCTCCAAAACCAGCTAAAGAACTATATATATCCCCCAGTAGTTTATGCTTCTTACGAATCTGACGACCCCCTGGAAAAGTTATATAATCTTCGTTATTCGCTGATTCAGCTAGCTCTTCAAATAATTCTTCGATTCTATCAGGCATTATTTATAGCTCCTGACAGCAGTGAAGCTAACTTGTTGTAAATTAACTTCACTACTCATCACTTATTTTTTGAAGCGTTGGCGAACCTTGCCAACGTTGAATGCTAGAAGGTCAATCAGTTTTTGTATTTTTCCTACAATCTTGTCGTCCTTCTTATTCGTGGTGATAGGTGATATTGCAGATATTATTGAAGCTATCGCTATCACCCAAACGATAACATTAATTATTGTCCAAATCATACTCCCTCCTATAAAGTAAAGTAGTTAAATCCCGTAGTGGGTTTCTTTGAGCGATCAATTCTCGCCTAGAATACCTAATCGTGTAAAGGTTTTTAATCCAGTTCATTTTCTATTTCAACTAAGCGACTTAATTGGGTCGGGTTTTCTTCTTCCTGTTCCCGCAGGTACTGTTCAAAATCCGCTACTAATAAAGGAGCAAAAGTCACTGTATCCTGAATGACTTTATCTGGATCTTTCCAAGTAAAATTTTCTAAACGGTCTTTAATTACTTTTTTAAATTCCTCATCCTCTAAACTTCCTCCACTTAATTTATGCGCGTAACTATGCGCTAATATTTCCCCAAGCGGCTTTGCATTGAAGTCAGCATAGAGTGGGTACATGTGCCAATAATTATTTTTAGGTACAAAGTCTCTTAATCTTTTACCTAGTTGTTGCCTATACCCTGAACGAAAATCCACTCGATGTGTAAACTCATGTTTAATGTAATTAGCTAAATCCTCACCACTCCCCCGATACTCTACTCTATCTGGTGTTGACTTCCAAGTAGTAGGATAATAAAGACCTCTGACTCTTGAGCTTAAACCTGAAACAGGTTTACCAGGAGAATTCAACTGGCGAAGTCCACGTGCTTCCTTATTAGGTAATACATTAAACGGAGGTAAGTCCATTTCATTGTAAGAACTTAAAACGCGCCCCGACGTTTTTCCAGGATATTTTTTAGGTGGGGGGGACAACGCCCACTGGTTAAAAATCTCCGCCACGTCAGAAAATTCAGGGTCAGCTATTTGCTTCGGATAGTTCGGGTCACGATAGCCTTCACCCATCATCATGCTCAACATCGCTTCATCCGCTGCCAGTTTGCCGTGGGCTTCTTCATCCAGGTCTAAAATACGTTCGGTGTATACCTTGCGTAATTCGTCTTCAGAACTCATTATTTAAAATTCTCGTCAAACATACGCACGACGTTGTTCATGGTCGTGCGCCCGTGGCGTTTTTGACTGCTCGCATAACCACGGAGTTGGGGCATAATTTTGCGTAATTGTTCCACCTGTTGCGGGGTTAATTTTCCTGGATTCGATCCGCCATCGGAAAAACGGGCGATATCCGTGTACACATTCCAGACTTTCGGGTTACGGGTTTTTAAGGTGTGTGGTTTACCGCCACCGCGAATCTTAGTAACTCCTGGCTTACTAAACCCTTTGCCGTATTCTCTACCCGCCATTTGCATAATGCCTGTGTCGGTTACAGGATCCAGCGTTTTTGCTACTTTGCCCAACTTCAAAAGTTTGGCGGGGGGCACGGCTAAAGTAACAATATCCAAAAGATTTTCGCCCATGGACTTGTCACGGGAAGGGAACATACTTAGGATGATATCCCCTAGCAAGGTGCCCTTCGGTTGATATTCTTCTTCCTCTATTTCTGCAATGCGATCTATGGGCTCACCTTCGGCAGCGTATAAAGGTCCGCCGTCTTTTTCTTCTCGAGGATAAACAATTTCGTCTGTCTCAGGATCATAATAACCTGATGCTTCAGGAACATATTCTTCATAAGGGTAATTCCCTCCAGGATATAAATAACTATAAAAAGACGGATACTCCTCTTGCCCTGGCATTATAGGATATAACTCGTGCCCTGGCATTACATAGGGATCATATTCATATATAGAACGAGGTGTGCCCTCTCGTCCTGCTTCTTCCAAATTAGGTAATTTGCTATATTCATCAATAATCAATTGTAAATAAGCATCGAACTCCGCGTCAGGAAGATCAGCTAAACCTGCTCTGTCTCTTTCGAAAAGTAACCGCTCGGGGTCTTGAGTTGCAGCCATATATAAATGTTCTTCGGCTATGGGATCCACTTCCCATAACGGCAAACGATTTTTAACTATGGATTGATCGGCTAATGCTTTTCGCTCAGAACCTAGAATTTCTTCACCCCCACGATGCATTAACTCGTGTTGTTTTGTAGAACCTTTAGACGCGGGTGCGCGTGTATGTTCAGGATCCCATGTATCACCAAACCCCAATGCGTCAGGATCGTTCCGTTTTGGAAGTTCCACTGCTTTTTCATCTTCGGCAAGGGCTATCATTCCTTCATAATCGTCAGGGCTTACATAGTATTTATTACCTATCTTTATATTTTTTTGTACGTGTTCAGGTAAATACTGAACCTGTGCGGGGGAGAGTTCTACTAAAGGTCGTTCACCTACCGCCGCTACAATTCGAGGATCTTGTTCCATGTCGAGTTCTGCTAAACGGTCTTGTGCCATAAGTAAAGGTGTTATGTGAGTAACAGTTTCCTCTAATATACACCGAAAATTATTTTTTGCAAAATTTTTTTGGGTAGGGAACCTATTTGTAAAGTACCTGCAAAAGCGAGGCAGGAACCAGGGGTGGGCGGACGGGACCCCGCTAGCGGGCGTTAAGGGGGGTATACCCCTTTACTATAGGTTATAGTATATCGTTCAGTAGAGAGCGTTTATATAGCTTAGAAGGGTATGTATAGGGGTTAGGGTAAGGGTACTAATTACAGGCGTAGAAAAAAACCCTTAGGCTATTAGGGACATTGCCTTAGTACCTTAGCTTAAGTTAGCTAATCTTAAGTAGCTGTCTTAAGTCCTCGCTAGGTATTTGCTTATACCCTCTCTTAGAATTAAAAACACCTCTATAGTGATTAACTACTATTATAAGGTCTTGCTCATAAATGCCAGTCTTAACATACTGGGTAATCCATAACTCATTAGCTTGTTGCAGATTAACAGACCAGTCATTCTGTTCAAGCATAGTGAATATAATACCTAGTTGCCCACTAAACTTATGTGCATACTTCTTAGCTATAGAGCCAACAGTACTAAGCTTAGAGTTAGGATTAACAACGCTTGATTTAGTAGAAGTATTAAAACTACCTTTACTTGTATCAAGTGCTATACCTTTAGCCCTAGCATCAGCTACGCGGTTATGCTCTTTATTAAGAGCCTTTACATTTTGGCTTGTTGCCATATTTATCACCTTTATGGTTGTTTAACAAACTAAGGTTTATTGCCTTAGTAAGTGTATTATACATGAACTACTTTACTTTACTACCCCCTAAGCTAACTAATTTACTTTTAGTTTATAAGTTATAAAATCCTTAAAATCCTTAAAATCGTTGTAAAATCCCTACTCGCTCGCTCGGTGTAAATCCCTCGGTCTATATATAACT